TGGCAAGATCCTATTAAACGTGAAACGTTATTGAAAGCTCTTCGGAGTGATGATTTCAAAGCAAAAATTGCGAAATTGAACAATCTTATGCCAAAAATTTCATCTCAACAAGAAATCGTTTATTCGATACTTGAAGATTTCAATATCAAATTCGATAAAGAATACAAAATAGGATACTATGCATTTGATTGTCATATTGCACCACAACTTGGAATTAAATTAAAAGAACCTCTATTAATAGAAATTCAGGGGGACTACTGGCATAGTTTGCCCAAATCAGAACAAAGAGACAAATCAAAATCTACTTATCTTAAGACATACTTTCCAAATCATGATTTAAAATATTTATGGGAACATGAATTTGATAATAAAGATAGAATAATAAATCTATTAAAATATTGGCTCGGTATTTCGCAATCCAAATTGAAGGCATTTGATTTTAAATGTATAAAGGAACGGATTGTTGATTATAAAGAGGCTGAATTATTTATTTCTAAATATCATTATGCTGGTAGGATTGGCCGTTCAGGCATAAATCTAGGATATTATGTTGATAATATTTTAATAGCAGTAATAATTTATACTAGTCCGACGAGACAGGAAACTGCCATAAAACAGGGGTTGACATATAAGGAAATGTTAGAATTAAGTCGTCTAGCAATCCATCCACAATATCAAATAAATAATTTGGCTAGCCACTTAATAAGTCGAAGTATAAATTATATTAAGATTAATAATCAACACATAAAATCGCTGGTTTCATTTGCAGATTTAACACATAATCATTCTGGAGTGATCTATAAAGCCTCAAATTGGGCATTAGATGGGGAAGTTCAACCAGATTATTGGTACAAAGATGAAAGTGGTTACGTCTGCCATAAAAAGACTTTATGGAATAAAGCTAATAAATTTGGCTTAACTGAAGGTGAATATTGCGCCAAACATAATTATGTGAAAATATGGGGCGAAAAGAAATTGAGATATATATATAATTTTAGGAGGAACTAATATGCCATTACCTGATTGGCAACTATTCGATAGGATTCGTGCCTATCTCAGACGTGCTAATATATTCAGGCAGGAAGGTCTGTTTCAAGATCAATCACAACCTGATAGAATATTAAGCGGTGGCGACGTAATAGAATTCAGCAAGACCGCTGGGCTACTCGAACAAACCAACTTACAAATCAACAGACTTGAACGTTATAAAGACTACGACATGATGGACGAAGTTGGTGAAATAACTTTAGCATTAGATATATATGCTGACGAAGCATCACTAATTGATCCTGAAAGAAAACACTCAATAGTCGTAAAATCAAGCAGTAATAAAATAGCACAAGTAGTAGAGGATCTCCTATACAACGTCCTTTTAATAGACAATCATGTTCGACCAATGATCAGATATCTATGTAAATATGGCGATTTTGCTTCTGAAATAGTCCCGACTAAGAATCGCGATGGTATATCATCTCTGAGATTCATAAATATCTATAATTTTACCAGGGTACAGACTAAGCATGGGGATCTTGTTGGATTTTATTATCAGGACCCGAATACTCTGACTCCTTATTTCCTGCATCCGTGGCAGGTAATGCATATGAGATTGACCAGTTTTGAACAGATGTATAATCCATACGGTAGATCGATCCTTGATGGTTCTCGTAAGGATTTTAAGCGTCTGAGGATGATGGAAGATGCTGCTCTGATTTATAGAATAACTCGTGCTCCAGAGAAGCGTATTTTTAGTATTCCGATTGGTAATATACCTGCCAATCAGATCCATATGTATATCACTGAGATTGCACGGCAATTTAAGAAGCATAAATTTGTTGATCCGGCTACTGGCCAGGTCAATGAGCGTTATAGTCCATTGATTCAGGAGGACGATTTCTTCCTTCCGAAGCGTCCTGATGGTTCTGGGCCAGAGATTACTACACTTCCTGGTGCTCAGAATCTTGATCAGATTGAAGATATCCTGTACTTCAAGAAGAAGATGATTTCTGGTACCAAGATCCCATTCAGTAGGGTTGGTATTGGTGAGCAGGCTGATTCTGATGGTAAGTCTTTGTCGTCTGTGTCACCTGAGTTTGCTAAGGCTGTTCAGTGGATTCAGCGTGAGTGTACTACTGGGTTGAAGAAGGTAGTTATTGTTCATCTTGCTTTGCAAGGGTATTCTATTGAGGAGATCAAGGATTTCGATCTCCATATGACTGCTTCTTCTGCGATTGATGAACTTTATAGGATTGAGACTTGGAATACCAGGGCTGATATTATTCGTTCGCTTAAGGAATCTGGTCTATTCCCACCTGATTGGATACTTCGCAGATTTACTGATATGACTGATGATGAGATTGATCAGCTTGAGAGTGATCAGGAAGAAGCTGCTAAGAAGGCTGCTGAATCTGGTCAGCCTAAGGGCCCTGATGAGCTTGGTATGGATGGTGGTCTTGGTGGTCTTGGTGGTTTAGGTCTTGAAGACGTTAAGGATGATGACGAACGTCTGTTGCAGGAATACGATGAATTTAAGAATCGCACTCGTTCTAGGCGTATGCTCCTTGATGACATGCAACAGACACCTGTTGCATGGTATGTTAATGCCAATGAGATGGACAATTTCCCGAAGACTGATGAAGATGGTGAAGACACTACTGTGCTAGTTAAATCTATAATAGAGGACATTGACGGTGTTAAGAAAGAGTTTCGTGATCTATTAGTTGAGAGTGAAAATAACAGTGATGGAGAAACGGGTGAGATTAAGGAATCTGATCTCCCCTAAACAAATGCACGAAGAAACAAGAGCTAAGTGTCGGAAGCTTCTTGATCACAAGCAAAAGAATAGGTTGTGCGCAAAAATAAATCTGGATTAATACAAGGGGAAACACCATGAAGCAATCCTTTCCCACAGTAGAAGTTGATGCTGGTAAGTTCCTACACCAGATCAATGTTGGTGCCCATGCGCAAATTGCGTTGTTTGAAGAACGCATTGCCATGATGGGAAAGGAATTAGGTGTCAACTGGCACCTACTATCCCTTGACCAAAAGAACGTGACAATCAAAGACACTGACAACAACAAATTCTATGCTGGCATAATTGAAAGCATAGGCAAAGGACGCGTCAAGGTCACAAATATCAAAGAAGTTATCGTAGTTGAATCAAAGAAAGAAGGTCTCTTCAAGAAGAACGTTTCCGAACTGATCGATGCTCTACACGAAGATAAGCTTGATGAAGCTGATAGTACCTTCAACAAGATTACCAGACAGCGATTCCGCGCTAATGTTATTCCTGAGAGTGGCCTGGTCACGACCAGAGATGGCCGAACCCACTATATTCCAGTCAAGAAGGAAATAATGAAGGAGCACGATCGTGCTGCTCTCATTAAGAGAATTGCCTCTCACCTAAAGGAGAACGTCAAGGTTTCCCGTGGTCGGATCGTGGAAGCCACCTTCAATGACGAAGTGATCAGAATCCCAATCACCGAGATGACGCGGCGCAAGGTAGTAGCGAGCATCATCAAGGAAAACACCAAGAAGGCTTACCTTTCTGAGGGATTCCAGAATAGGATTAAGCATCTCGCGATGCTCCTGTCAGACAACAAGGTACAGGATGCCATTGACAATGTGGTGCCATTCCTTGAAGAGAATCAGGAATTCTGCCTGCTGACCTTGAAGGAAACACGCAAGCTCGCGGAAAATGCCTTGGCAGCTCAGTGCTGCTTCAATGAATCACTGGCCCATGACATTGGTACGGTACTCTACCGGACCAATTGTAAGGTCAACAGAAACACGATCCTGAAGGAATGGAAAGCTACGGCACGGATGGCTGAGTACGCTCCGTTCGTGGAGAATGTACGCAAGCTTGAGGAATCAGCCGATTTCGAGAAGGAATATAATGACTTCCTGAATGCGATGTTCGTTGAGAGCAGCCGCGATGTGAACCTTGAAGCTTCTGAACATCTGATCACTCTTCGTAAGATCCGCGACATTCTGACGACCACTGACAACAAGAATGAAGATCTCCAGCGGGTAGATGACTATATTAAGGAATTGGAAATCAAGCGGGATAATGTTGACGATGCGACGATTATGGAAGTTCGTAACTTCCTTTCTGGTTTGAGTGAGGAAGTCATTGAAGCGGCGGTTGCTCTTGATGGATATTCTAATCCGAACATTGGTACGATGTCTGGTTTCGATGCGATGCCTACTACCAGCAATGCCGAACCTAAGATGTTTGGTGCGACTGATGGTGGCGGTGCCACTGATCTAGGTGGTATTGGTAGTGCGCTTCCTCTCGGTGGTGAAGAGGATTTGGGTGATTTGGGTGATTTGGGTGATGGTGACACCGTTGGTGGAATCCCTGGTGGTGAGGTGATGGGCGCTGAGGGTGAACTTGGCGGCACTCCTGAGGGTGGTGAAGAGGGTGATGAAGAGGGTGGTGCTGATCCTCTGGCTGGACTCTTCGGTGATAATAAGAACCGTTCTGGTAAGTCGATTAATGAAGGAGTTCCACCACAATTCAAGAATACAAAGGACGGCGAATCAGACGGCGAATCAGACGGCGAATCAGACAAGAAGACATCAGACAAGAAGATGCCAAGCAAGAATGGCGAAAAACCGCAGTGGAAGAAACCCTGGGAAAATAAAGTTGATGAATCCCTGGTCAAAAGGATCCGAGAAGCTGTTGGCCAGTTGACCACAGAAGGCCTACAGGCAGAGCTGGAAGAATGGATCAAGAATGCTGGCCAGTTCATCAAGGAAGATGGCCACGCACGGTCTACAGTCCAGCTACAAGCTTACGTCATGCGTGCGAAAGCACTCAAGGAAGATCGGCTCGCTAAGCAGTTTGAGAACATCCTGACTGCCAATACCCCAGTCCAGATTGACATCGTAGAAGATGATACGGAAGATGATCCTTATGCTTATGATTTGCAAGAATCTAAGCCAAAGGAATCTGAAGATGGTCTTGGCGCTGGTAAGCCAGGAACTACTCTTCCTGCTCACTCTGGCAAGGCGATGGGCGTCCAGAAGAATGGCAAGGATGGTAAGGGCTGCAATCCTAATACAATGAATCATAATCCTTCAGCTACTTTGAATGGTGGCAAGGGTAAGGGTGGATTGGGTAAGGTGCCGAAGCCTGGGATGATCTGCTGTGGCGAGTGCAAAGCTGAGCATAGACTCGCTGAGTGCTTGAAGGAAGATACAGCGGTCTGCCCAAGTTGTGGCGCTGATGTTTATAATCTCATTATAGCCTCAATGAAGAATGAAGATTGTCATAAGATGGGTAGCCCAGAAGGAGCTGGCCTCCAGAAGAAGTCGGTTGGCAACATCAAGATTTCTGGCGGTGGTGAGAAGCCTTCTAATGAATCTCCTGAGGGTAAGGGTTTGGTCAAGTCAACTCTGAAGAAGAGTGATGGTGCTTCGGCTAATTCGGGTGGTGGTAAGAAGGATGAGATGGACGGTCAGGAAGGTAAGTCAATTGCTGGTGGCGTGAAGGGTGAGGTTGAGGAAGGTTCTCGTAAGCCACCGACTTCTAGGAAGACGGTTGTGTGGCCGTTCAATAAGACTGCTGGTTTCACGACTGAGGAACAGGAAGCTGACGCTGCTGTTGCTCGGATTGTTGAGGCCATGGGTGATGAAGAAGAAGATCCGATGGGCGATGACCTTGGTATGGAAGGTGAAAGTGAAAGTGAAGGTGATGTTGAGCCAGTTGAGCCAGTTGGTGATGACGAGGTAATTGATGTTAATGCTGCTGGCGCGACACCTGCTATGGATCCTGGTGCGATAAATGATCCGGCATTGGACGCTGATCCGGCATTGGGCGCTGATCCGGCTGATCCGGCTGATCCGGCTGATCCGGCATTGGATGGGCCAAATGTTACCAATATGCCTCTTGGTGGGGAAGAGGATACAGAACCCAGTGAAGGCACTTTCACTGCTACAGTTCCTCCTGCTACTACTCAGATCGTCCTGAATCTTCCGGATGCGACTGATACGGATACTCCGTTGACTCCTCCAACTGACTTGACGCCGCCTTCTGGTGAGGAAATGCCTGGTGAAGAAATGCCGGGTGGGCCAGGTCTTGACGTTCCAGAGCCTAGTCTGGAAGAGCCGATGGATGAATCTGGGTTGGGCGATCAAGCGGTTGAGGCGGAACTTCCTAAACTACCAGAAGATGAAGAGGAAGTACCGGAAGAGAAGCCTCTTGGTGAGTCCAAGGTGACGATTCCTTCTCAGAAGGAAGCCATCAAGAACAAGCCAACGGACACCAAGGAAGACGCTCAGAAAACAAGCGGAAACCCACGTCCTAAGTGGAAAGAATACGGCGGGACAGGTGCGACTCCGAAGGCGACGAAATCGAGTCTGCCAAAAGCAAAGGGATAACAGATGGTAGCCACCCTTCGTGATTGTGTTTCTCAGACTGGGGTCATCCCGCATGGATTAGAATTCCTGCAGGATGACCAAGTCTTTGTTCTGATGGACATGAAGAAAGCCCGTCTCACAGGGCATCCTATTCTAGAGAGTGCTGGTGTCAAAGAAGTCTCAGTAATGCGTTGTACTGGTGTTTTCCAGAAAGCTGAAGAGAAGAATGCGAATGGTCGGATATATCCGTCTACTGTCCTTGAAGATGCGATCAAGAAACTGAAGAGACCGATCAGTGAGCGTAGGGTGATGGGTGAGTTCGACCATCCGCCAGATGCTAAGATCCATTTGGACAGGGTTTCTCACCTTGTGACGAAGTTGTGGATGGAGGGGAAGAAGGTAATTGGTGAGTTGGAAGTCATCAATGATGATCGTTGTCCTTGTGGTTCGATGTTGTCTTGCTATATGGATCGTGCGATTCAGATTGGTGTGAGTTCTCGTGGTGTTGGTGATATGGAATTGGTTGTTGTTGAGGGTGAGGATGCTTATAGGGTTCAGGATGGTTATGAACTGATTACTTTTGATGCTGTCGCTGAGCCTTCTGTTAGTGGTACGCAGTTGAAGCAGATGATGGAAGCTAAGCAACGTCAGATTACTGCTGGTACTAAGAAGGCTAATTTGCAGGAAGCACGCGAAGCTGCACTTGTTGATGAAGTTAGAAGATACTTCATCAGAGGATGAGAGAGTACAGAAATACTCTTTCTAGGCAAAAGTAATTTGTAAGGAGACACACAAAATGAACAAGCTAGTTGACCTGCTCAAACAGTTGGGTGCTTCACCTGAATTGATTGGGCAAATTACAGAGTCGATGGAGCAATATAAGACTGAGGTCAAGCAGACCCTAGAAGAGGATTTCAAGCAACGTGTACTTTCAGCGAAGAAGGTTTGCGCTGAAGCGTTGGATAACGAGAAGCGTGAGCTTGCTAGGAAGGTTGAAGTGTTCCTAGAAGCTCGTACTGCTACAATAAACCGAGAAGCTCAAAGGCAAGCGGCAATTGGTGAGGCTGACGCCACTAAGATGCTGAGAGGGGTAAAATCCCTCGTTGAAGGCATCGAGATTAGTGACAAGGGCTCTGGCCAGGCTGCAATCGCTGAGTCGGAAGAATTGAAAGCGTTGCGTATTCAGAATAGGCAGCTCAGAGAGGTGTACGAGAAGACCGCGCTCAAGGCTAAGAGAGCAAATGAAATTGCCCTCAAGGCTCTGGAACGCAATCGCCTCCTAGAGGAGAAGTTCACTCAGAAACCGGCCATGGTTCAGAAGCTAATGGCCAAGCAGACGGTGACTGAATCAAAGACTCCTGCCCAGAAGACCAACCTGGGT